ATGATCGCGGAGCTTGAGCGAAAGCTGAGCTTTGAATATCCGTATGCCGATGCGTGCCCTTGCTGCCGGGAACTTTACTACGAATATTACCGCCATTTCTTCTGGCTGCTCAGCAAAGAACGCGGATGACGCGAAAAATACAGCCGCCTTTATGAGAAAGGTGGTATGAAAAATGTTTAATTTGATTATCTGGATTTTGATCGTTGTGATCTTGGTCAGGATTGCAAAACTGATCGGAGCAAAGACAAATGAGGTGAAACAAAGAACAAAGAAAAAACACTGAATCAAAATGGAGCTTGTGGAAACACAGGCTCCTGTTTTTTTTTTTGCGCAGGCGCGAAAATTTCAGCTCCTATTATGGAAGAAATAAACCAATTATAGGAGGAAACTACTATGCTGAAGATTATTGTGAATGGTTTTGAGGAAATGATGAATTCGATCCTGAAGGCATTTAACGAGTCGATGAGCGACCCGTATGCTGGCTGGAACGAAGGAGAGGAACTCCTCATGCTGAATGATGTTCGGTGTGGTATCCGCTGATGGATTCTACCGGAAAACGGGTGTATGGAAACATATGCTCTTTTCTTTTTGCATAGAATTTTTCTAACCTAGCATAGAATGCTTCGAAACAACGCGAAAAAATCTCCGCGCTTTATGGAAGAGATGTCTTCCGGAATTTGAAAGGAGATTGATACTTATGTACTATCGAGTAAAGACGAACTTTGACCGGGGCTATGTAAATGCAATGGATAAGGTGAGGGTGTTTATTGAAAGCAACCAGAAAGTGATGTATGTGAATACAGACGAATACAAGGATGCAAAAAATGCACGCGCGGCTTATGTAAATGCAATTACATTGATCCGGGCAGGAGGAATTGTGAGAGCAACTCGAAGCAAGAATGATTTATTCCTGATTCGAAACGACATCTAAGGCGTGAGAGCTTACGAGAAATCGTAGGCTCTTTTATTTTTTCATCACGCAAACGACCGAAATCCACTTTATAGTAGTACAAAGGAGAATTCAAAATGAACGCAGAACTTGGATTGATCTTTGGCATCCTGATCTTTGGCATGGCCCTCCTCGTCGGTGTGGCGATCGGGTTCCAGCTCAGCGAAGACCAACGCACGGCAGGAAACCTTGTGATCGCACCGGGAGACGAGGATGCACCGGACTACATGTTCCTTGACCTTGACATGAACCCCGAAAGCCTTACAAAAGACGAGAAGGTCGTGCTTCGGGTCAGGAAAATTACGGCGCGAAAATAACGTGCTGTTTCATGGAGGAAACTCCGAAATTACTTTGTAAAGGAGAAATTCAAAATGGAAAACTACGAAAACAAAGAATTGCTGAAGGAAGCGGCGAAGCAATCGCTGGCAAAACTGAAGGATCTGGAACCGGGTACGGACGAGTACGCGAACACGGCGAAGGCAGCGTTGCAGCTGTACGACATGCAGATCAAGGCAGAGGCACAGGAGAGCGACCAGAATCTGAAAGAAGATGAAGAACGGCGGAAGGGCCAAGAGGTCATCAACGATCAGGAGAAGGCTGCGAAGGCGCGTCGCCTTGAATGGGCAAAGTTCGGACTGAGCTGCGTGACGTTTCTGGGAACGGGCGCTATGACGATTTACTGGTCGATCCTTGAGGCTGGCGGTGTGACGCAGCTTTCCAGAGCAATTAGCGATGGACTCCATGAAATGAAGCGAGGCTTTACGGACAGAAAGTAAAGGAGGAACCGAGGAGGGTTCGTGGCGAAAGCTGCGTGCTCTCTTTATTTTTTATGCGATATCATGAAATGCCGCCCCGCGAATGGACGAGCTACTACGGAAGTGTCTACCGCTGCAATCATCCGGTGTACCGCGTATGCACACTGTACCGAGAGGGTTCGAAAGGACTATGTGTCATCCAGCAGCGGTACAATGAGAAGACAAAAGCAACGTACTGGAGTGCCATCGACCCTTGGCTGACCGACAAAATTTATCTGCGAGATGGCTTCAAGGAATACTTTGACAGTCACGCCAAGCGGAGAAATCAAAATGGAGAATATCCGACTGTGACCGTCCGACAGATCATGTGGGCCTTGCGCATGAAGCCCATCAAACGGGAACGGTGGGAGACCGTGTTCGACAGGAGTTTGATCTGACAAAGGAGAAATGTTATGTACGAGCATAATGATGGAACTATGATAATTGAAAAACATGAAGCTCATGATACAGTGGAGCTCGAAACCAATGACTACCTTATCTGGTTAGCCAGAGAGAAACAAAAAATAAACGCGATAAAATCAGCTTATATTATGGAGGTGATCAAGAATGGTACTTATCAACATTGAAAAGTATTTCAGAGTTCATTGCAATGCTCGCTGTGGGCACCGAATCAAAGAAGAAGCAGAGCAAATTGGCGCATATATTGAGCGATATGATTACGTTGAAAATAAGTGCACTGGTGTTGTGCGTTTTATATTTGATGCGCATTGCAGCGAAAAAGACTTCAATGAACTTATGAAACATTTCGACGAAGATAAAGAAATCATAACGGTTTTCACCAAATGAGTAAGAGAGCTTATGAGAAATCGTAGGCTCTTTTCTTTTACCCAAACGCGAAAAATTCTCCGTGCTTTATGGGATAAAGGCCCAAGAAAAGGAGAATGTAATATGAACGAATCTATTTTTAAGAAAATTTGGAATTATTCGATTACGGTTGGGCAGATGATCATGACAGCAATTGCAATGGCGATTGTAACCGTTATTGTATGGCTGCTGTGTCGGGCATTCCGGCCGTCGAAAGACTGATATTTGACGATAGACCGGTTGAACACAACTTGAGTTGGGCCGTCCCGGAGAAGAGCTGATGCGAAAGCATGGGCTCTTTCTTTTCGGCGCGAAAAATACAGCTTCTATTATGGAGGTAAGAGGGCTTACATTGAAAGGAGAAATTACTATGATGAAAGCTATTAAGAACTTTATGAACAAACCTTGGACTTGGGGTACTTATTTTAAGTGCTGCGGAGTTGGTACGGGATTGTCGTTGGCAATTCTGGGCGCATTTGCAGCATGGGCAAAGTGGAACGAGAAGAAGGCATTGAAAGAGATGCAAGAGAGCAATCTGGAAGAGGACAATATCTGAAAGATCACGCCCTCTTATCTTTTTCAGACGCGAAAAATTCATGTTCCCTTATGGAAGAGATAGCTCAAATGGTAGAGCGCCACTTTCGGGTGGAGGTTATGGGTTCGAGGCCCATTCTCTTTTTCATTTTTATATTTTTTTGGAGGTTGAACGATTATGGAGGACATTATGCTGATCCGGTCGAGTTTTCTGCGCCGCATCATCTCGCAGATCATCAATAAGATGCTGAAAAAGCAGTTACCCGGTACAGAGGTACAGCTGGGCGAGGTTCAGGCGAACTGGAGCGAAAAAGAGCAGAAGTTGAAGATTCATCTTGTAGTGGAAGCAGAGATGACCAAGCCGCAGCTGATGGATATTCTCAAGAAGGCTGATGTGATTTGATTGGAGGTTGAACATCATGAAACTCGCAAAAACATGCGCGAGATTCTTACGCAAGCACGGCGGGACTATTATGGCAGTGGCAGCGTCTGTGGGCGTAGTCGCTACAGCTATTGAGACTGGCCGGGCAACCACGAAGGCGAGGCACCTACTCGAAGTGGATGAAGCGCTGCGAACATACAACGAAGATGAGCAGGGCATTGTGGAGGAACCACCGACAAAGAAACAAATCGTTCTGATATGCTGGAAAGCCTACGTACCGGCAGCGATTCTTGGCGGCGGCACCATTGCGTGCATTCTGGGCTCCAATGCGCTGAACAAAAAGCAGATCGCAAGCCTGACGGCAGCGTATATGGCGCTGGGAAGGACGTATCAGACCTACCGGGCGCAGGTGCGGCGAACCATTGGCGATCAACAGGAAGATGAGATCTTCGAGACTGCCAAATCCATTGAGATGGCGGAAAAAGATCAGACAGTCAAGAATGCCGCAACCGAAAAGCTGCTCTGCTATGACCCTATCGGAAAAAGATATTTTCATGCAACGGAAGCTGAGCTTCTGACGGCGTTCTACGAAGTAAACCGCGACTTCAATACCAATGGCTATATTGCGCTGAACGATGTATACGGATACCTTAATCTCGACTTTATTCCAGAACTGAATGGTCGGGGTTGGAGCATCGACTACATGAGCGAAATGTGGGACAATTGTTGGATCGATTTCAGCTATGCAAAGCAACAAACAGATGACGGTCTGGAAGTATATTACGTCACTGCCTTTGAGGAGCCGATCGAGGATTATTTGAATTTTGATCCTTACGAAGGGTTAGCGGAGAGCGTTACAAAAAGCACGATCGAAAAACTGAAAAATGATTTACCGTTCTGAGAGCAAAGGAGACTGATATTTATGAAGCATATCAACTGGTGGAAGGTGGCATCCGTTGCCATGATGGCTGCAAGCGCGATCCTGAGCTTTGGCCACGACCTGATCGAGGACCAGCGCAGCGAAGAGGAACTGCAAGACATGGTGCAGGAAGAAGTGCGCCGTCAGCTTGCGGAAAGGAACCTGTAAACGCGAAAATTTCAGTCTCCATTATGGAAGAGAGATCCGAACTGACAAACAAAGGAGATTGATATTTATGTATGATCACGACTATTATGCAAAGATGGACAAGGCAATGGTACGCGTACTGAAGGCAGTTGCACGTTCAGTAGGATACGGCTTTACAGGGCTGTATCACTATCTGAAAAAGCAGCCGACCAGACTGTGCGAATATATCCGTTACCGGATCCAACTGGAGCGTGATTATCAACGTGAAACAGAAATCCGCTTCGAGAATTTGAAGCAGCACGGACATATCTGAAAGGTGAGAGCTTACGAGAAATCGTAGGCTCTTTCTTTTTATAAATCATTGATATTTTGGAGGTACGAATATGAACATTCTTAATGTGATCGCTGGTGCATTGGTCGGGGGCAGTCTGGCATGGGTACTTGGCCGAGCTTACGGCGAAGGCGTAGGAGCTGCAAAAAGCCTTTTTGTGGTTGGAAAGAAAGCGGGCAATGAGGATATTAAGCTTTATATCAATCACATGATTGCCCGCGATGGGTTTATCACAAAAATGATTTTTATGCAGGGCCTTAATAACCAGCTTGACGGTTGTATTGACATAATCAATACGGCGAAAAAGAAGAAGGAGGACTAATTTATGAACCTGAAAACATTTGCAAAGGCTGCGCGGAGAAGCGTGAGTCGGAACGCATCCAAGATTCTCGGCGGTCTGGCCATTACCGGCGGCATCACGGCCGTTTATTTTGCAGTGACGGCTACCCCGAAGGCTATGATCCTGCTGGATGAGAAAAAGAAGGAGCTTGGCGTCGAAAAACTGGACGTGAAAACTATCGTCAAGACGGCGGGCCCAGTTTATATTCCGACGGCAGTGAGCATGGGCCTGAGCGCAGCGTGCACGATTGGAGCCATTCATGTGGATGAGCGCCGGAACGCTGCGCTGGCGGCGGCGTGCACGCTGGCAGAGAGCAGCCTCAAGACCTATCAGGACAAGGTCGTGGAGACCATTGGCAAAGAGAAGGAACAGGAGATTCGCGAGGCGGTGACCCTCGACAAGATGGCCATGTGCCCGGAACCGGCCGTCGTTCCCACCGCAAAAGGGCTCAAGGAGACTGATATTTCCTATGACCAGCGCGTGAAATGCTGGGAAAGCCTGTCCGGGAAGTACATCTGGACGACCAAGAATGCACTGGAACGAGCCCTTAACGGCGCAAACAAGCAGCTCCTCAGTGATCTCCGGGTGACAGAGAACGACCTGTATGATTATCTGGGCATGGAGCACAATCGGAACGGTGATCTGCTGGGCTGGGATACCGAAACGACACTTGGGATCGAGACGTTCTATTCCTCGAAGCTGGATGAGGAGGGAATGCCCTGTTTGGTGCTGGATTATTCCACTCCGCCGAAGTGGCTGGGGTATTGATATTTTCGATACCCCCTGCACGGCGCGAAAAATTCACCTTCCTTTATGGAGGTAATACTCCGACATTATGAACTTTAATAAAAGAAAGAGGTAACAAAAATGGACGAAATGAAGAACATGAACGAGACCACTGCTATGGAGAACGAGACTTCTGTTGAGGTCGTTCCTGAGGAGAGCGTTGAGATGATCAATACGGAGCAGTCTTCGAATTCTGGTTCGAACTTTGGACTCATTGTTGGCGCGGTGGGTGGTGGCGCAGCCGTATTGTACGGTCTGCACAAGAAGCATAAGGCCAAGAAGGAGGCAGAGGGCGAGCAGAAGGCGAAGAAGGCAAAGAAGAAGATCAGCTTCCGCACCCCTTGGGAGATCAAGGAGGTTGACTCCGAAGAGGAGAACGTTGATGAAAACGTCGATGAGACTTCTGAGGAAAAGTAATGTTTGACGAAGCGAGAGCTTACGAGAAATCGTAGGCTCTTACTTTTTTATTTTTGAAAGGGGTAGACCATGGCACAAGTAGATATGCCGAAGTCCAGCATCGGCCAGAAGCCGGAGCAGCCGAAGAAAAAGTTTGAGAAGGTCGTGAAAGGCAAAGTGATCGTGAAGGAGCAAAATGACATCCAGAAGATTGCAAACGAATTCCTTGCCGAAGACCTCAAAACAGTGAAAGACCGCATCATCGTGGATTATCTGTTGCCGATGCTCAAGAACGGGCTGTGCAGTGTGGTGAACTCGGCCATCAGCATTGCACTCTTTGGCGATGACCGCTCTCGCAATGGGTCCACGAATTACGGCGGACGTACGCAGCGGAACAGTTATGACGGCTACTATCAGGGAAGCCAGAACACACGGCAGGCAAATCCGAGCCGCCCGCCGCAGAGAAGCTTGCAGAATCTGGACTTTGAGTTCCGCGGTGATGCAGACGACACGCTGGTTCAGATGTACGACGCGATCCGTCGCTACGGTCAGGTATCTGTGGGCGACCTGTGGGATCTGATGGGCGTTTCCAATGACTCGACGGACTACAATTACGGCTGGTATGGGCTCGATCAGGCCTACATCAAGGGCATTGCCGGTGGATACCGTCTTGTCCTGCCTCGCCCTACGCCGCTGCACTAATAGAAAGGAATGATATTTTATGAAGTTTCTGAAGAGCACCAAGAAAGATGAAATCATCGAAAAAGTGAGCCGTACCGCATACAAGTATGGCCACAAGCTGAAAAAGGCAAGCCCGACCATCATGATCGTGGGCGCTGCCATCGGTGGCGTAACCGCGACGGTTCTGGCCTGCAAGGCGACCATTAAGGCGCAGGATATTCTCGCTGAGCATAACGCAACGGTAGATAGCATTCACGCTGCGAAAGAGCAGATCAAAAACGGTGAGCTCCAGCTGGATGAAGGCGAGAGCTACACCGAGAAGGAGTTTAAGCAGGACATCACCACGGCCTACATCCAGACCGGCCTGAAGCTGGCCAAGGTCTACGCGCCTGCGGTCGGACTGGGTGCAGCGTCTCTCGGCTGCATGTTCGGTTCCCACCACATCATGACTCGTCGCAATGCAAGCCTGACGGCGGCTTATATCGCGCTGGATCAGGCATTCAACGAATACAAGACCCGTGTGGGAGACCGCTTCGGCAGCCGTGTACAGGAAGAGCTGGAGCACAACATCAAGCCTGTGGAGATCGAGAGCAAGAGCACCAACGAGCAGGGCGTCGAAGAGACCATCAAGGAGTACAAGGATGTTGCCATGCAGCACACAAACCCGTACACCTGCATCTTCGACGAGACTGTGGACACGTGGCAGCCGGACAACCAGTTGAACCGGAACTACCTGTTTCTGATGGAGCAGAGTGCCAACAAGCGTCTGCGGATGCAGGGGCATCTGTTCCTGAATGAGGTTCTTGCAACGATCGGCACCCACGGGGGCGTGTCCATGAAGACCCCGGAAGGTCAGATCGTGGGCTGGATCTATGACCCGAACGACCCTACCAAGCAGAACCATGTGGACTTCGGCGTCACGAACTATGTGGACGGCGATGAAGCACTGAACAGTTTCATCAGTGGGCACGAGCGCTCGGTGATGCTGCGCTTCAACTGCGACGGCCCTATCATCGACAAGATCTGAAACCGATATTTATTGATATTTTCAGGAGGGAATCGCTATGACCAGATACGCTAAGAAGCTTTCTTATCTGTTTGCTGCCATGGCCGGAGTGTGCTTCGTCTCTGGTCTGGCAGTCCTTTCGGAGTGAGGTAACACGATGGACAGTTTGGAAAACGCATTCCTGTTTCTGGACTATCTGACCGATACCAAGCGCAAACGTCACATGGTGGGAGGCATTCTGATGAGTGTCTCCCTTTTCTTTGGCGGCTTGGCATTTACTATGATGACCATCAAAGGAGAAGACAATGAACAAGACCCTTCATGATATTCTGATTTTCGCTGCTGGATTTGGAGCTGGTGCCTTCGTGATGCACCATTTCTTCCAGAAAAAGTACGAGACCTACTATGGGGAAAAGTACGAGGTGGAACGCGAGAATCTGCGGCAGAAAGAGGCCGACATGGACAAGACCATTGAAGAGCGGGCAACCCAGAAGAGCTTTGAGCAGCTGGTAGGAAAGTACCGCACGGAATCTAACTCGGAAGATGTCGTGGAGCATGCCCCCATCGAGATCATCGAGCCGGATCAGTTCGGAGAAGATGACGAGTACGAGACCTGCTTCCTGTCTTATTATGCAGATGGCAAGCTGGTCTACGACGGGGAAGCGGAGCCTTTGGACGAAGAGGACGTTAAAAAGCCCGTCGGTACCGAGGCGCTGACACACATCGGTGAATTCATGCCGAGTGCCATCCATGTCCGCAACCACAACTACCACAAGGATTATGAGATCATGCAGGTACGGCAGAACTGGTCGGATATTGATCCGAATGAGGAGGACGAATGATTTTAACAAAGATGACGGAGCAGTATTATGACTGGCTCTACAAGATCGTATGCGGGGAATGGGAGCCGCGGAACCTGTCGTTTCACCGGCTGCTGATGTTCCTGTACAACCGCCGTTATATTCCGGCCTGTGAGATGGACGTCTGCCGCGCAACGGATGGCATCAACCTGCGCTACCGGTTTGCCACCGAGAATGATATTCCGTATGCGCAGGTCATGGACACGTTTAACGGCGTGCCGTGCAGCCTTCTGGAAATGATGGTGGCGCTCGCGCTGCGCATCGAAGAGCACATTATGGAAGACGCGGCAGCCGGGAACCGCGTCGGGCAGTGGTTCTGGAACATGGTGGTCAGCCTTGGACTGGCCGCGATGGACGACAACCGCTTCAGCGAGGAACGCGCCGCATCTATCATCAACCGCTTTGATCACAGAGACTACCAGCCGAATGGTGCCGGCGGTCTGTTTACGCTTTCCTATCCGACCGAAGACATGCGCCAGCTTGATATTTGGTATCAGCTGATGGCGTATCTGAATGAGAACGAGTTTTGAGAGGAGAATTACCATGGAACTGACTGATATTTTGATCGACCTGAGCAACAGCAAGGCTGCACTGGTGGCTGCGAACAGCACCATCCGCCGCCTGAACGGCAAGTGCATGCGGAAGAATCTCGTCATCGCGGGCCTCGTCTGGTTTGGCCTGACTGCTTGCAAGATGCTCGGTGAGAGCGAACAGAAGCGCAAGGAAGCAGAAGACCGGGCACGGAATGCAGAAGCTGGATGCGCCAAAGTGGAGGCTCAGCTTTGGGAAGACCAGAGCAAGAAAGATATTTGCTGCGATGGTAAGGCCCGCATCGACAAAAAAGAAGTCTGAGACAGATTTCATAGAAAGGAGGAAGTCAGTTACCGATGATTGATTTCCTGATGATCGCGACGCGGATGGGAAAACGCAACACGATCGAAATTTACCCGAAGTTCATCATCAAAAAGTCCAAAGACTTGATGATCCGGGGCTCAGACTTCTATGCGATCTGGTTGGAAGAGCGCGGCCTTTGGAGCACGGAAGAGCAGGACGCCCTTCAGCTCATTGACCGGGAGCTTGATCTTTATGTGCAGGAGCACAAACAACTGCTCAACGACAGCTATCGGGTACTCCATATGTGGGATGCTGAGTCCGGCATGATCGACAACTGGCACAAATACTGCCAGCGGCAGATGCGGGACAACTATCACACCCTCGATGACACATTGATATTTGCAAACACCCCGGTCAAGAAGGACAGCTATGCGTCCAAGCGGCTGCCGGATCCGTTGGAGAAAGGGGATATCAGCGCTTATGACGAGCTCATTGGTACCTTATATTCTCCGGAAGAGCGAGAGAAGATCGAATGGGCTATCGGTGCCATCGTCAATGGTGACTCGAAAAAGATCCAGAAGTTCCTCGTTCTGTATGGCCCGCCCGGAAGCGGCAAGTCCACTGTGCTGAACATCGTGGAGAAGCTGTTCGAGGGGTACTGCGGCACCTTCGACTCGAAGGCGCTGGGGTCATCCTCCAATGCGTTTGCACTGGAAGCGTTCAAATCGAACCCGTTGATCGCAATCCAGCACGACGGTGATCTGTCGCATATCGAGGACAACACCCGGCTGAACTCGCTCGTTTCCCACGAGACGATGATGGTAAACGAGAAATTCCGGAGCGCTTATGCGAACCAGTTCAAGTGTTTCCTGTTTCTGGGCACCAACAAGCCGGTCAAGATCACCGATGCAAAGTCGGGTCTGATCCGACGGCTCGTTGATGTGAACCCCAGCGGCGAAAAGATCCCGGCGAAAAAGTACCTTGACCTTGTAGAAAAGGTGAACTTTGAGCTGGGCGGCATCGCATGGCATTGCAAACAGGTATACGATGAGAACAAACATTTCTACGACGATTATATTCCGACCCGTATGATGGGCGCATCCAACGATTTCTACAATTTCATGCTGGATTCCTATTATATTTTCAAGAAGGAAAACGGCGTCTCTCTGAAGCGGGCATGGGCCATGTACAACGAATACAATACGGCAGCAAATGTGCCGTATCCGTATTCGCGCCGTGCCTTCCGGGAAGAGCTGATGAACTATTTTGAAGATTACAAGGAGCGGGAAACTGATGTGAACGGCGAGCGGGTGCGCAGCTATTACAGCGGTTTCAAGGCGGAAAAGTTCAAGGAATTTGCGGATGCCCCCATAGGGGGTGAGGAGAAAAAAGACCCCCCACCCTCGTCGTGGATCGAATTCAAAGAGCAGCATTCTCTCTTTAATGATATTTGCAAGGACTGCCCGGCCCAGTATGCGACGGAAAACGGCACGCCCATGCAAAAGTGGGAGAATGTCAGAACCAAGCTGGGAAATCTGGACACTTCGAAACTGCACTACGTGAAGGTTCCGGAGAACCACATTGTGATCGATTTTGATATTCCGGGGCCAGATGGGAAAAAGAGCTTTGAGCGAAACCTCGAAGCTGCATCCAAATGGCCCAAGACATACGCAGAGCTGAGCAAATCCGGTGCAGGGATTCATCTGCATTATATTTATACCGGTGAAGCGGCCAAATTGAGCAGGGTCTACGACGAGAACATCGAGGTCAAGGTGTTCACGGGAAAATCCTCGCTCCGGAGAAAACTGTCGAAATGCAATGATATTCCCATTGCCAGCATCAGCAGCGGCCTACCATTGAAGGGAGAAAAAATGGTTGATACAAAGCAGATTCAGGATGAGAGGCATCTGCGCGTTCTCATCAAGAAAGCACTCGCCAAAGAGATCAGCCCCTACACCAAGCCCAGCGTGGACTTCATTGCGCACATCGTGGAAGAAGCCTACGAGGGGAATGTTCCCTATGATATTGATGACATGCGGAACGTGATCCTCGCCTTTGCGGCCAACAGCACCAATCAGGCAGACGCATGCCTCAAAATCGTATCAAAAATACACTTCAAGTCGAAGGATGATGTGGAGCGTGCTGCACCCACCGGCGAAGAAAAGCCATTGATATTTTTCGACTGCGAAGTGTTTCCGAACTTACTGCTAGTGAACTGGAAGTTTGCCAAGCAGGATAAAGTCTACCGGATGATCAACCCCTCCCCGGCGGAGATCGAAAGTCTGACCAAGTACCGGCTGATCGGCTTCAACAACCGCAGGTACGACAACCACATTCTCTGGGGACGGATGCTGGGGATGTCCAACGAGCAGATCTATGCGCTGTCGAACCAGATCGTCAACCAGCATACGGGGTTCTTCGGAGAAGCGTACAACCTCTCCTACACGGATATTTACGACTTCTCGTCGAAAAAGCAAAGCCTGAAGAAATTTGAAATCGAGCTGGGCATCCACCATCAGGAGTTGGGACTTCCGTGGGACCAGCCGGTGCCGAAGAGTCTCTGGGACAAGGTTGCCGAATATTGCGACAACGATGTGTTGGCAACGGAAGCACTGTTCTATTCCAAAGATCGACAGGCGGATTTCGTGGCGCGTGAGATTCTGGCAGACCTTGCGGGGATGACGGTCAACGACACGACCAACAGTCTTACAACCCGGATCATCTTTGGCAGGGAAAAGCACCCGAAGCTGGTCTATACCGACCTTGCGACGGGAAAATCGGATTCGGTGGTCGAGGTCGAGCCTGATATTTTGACCGACCGAAACATCATCAATGCGTTTCCCGGTTACGAATGGGTGCGCGGAGAGGATGGAAAAATGCACAACATGTTCCGAGGCACAGATCTCGGCATGGGCGGTTATGTCTATGCAGAACCGAACATGTACAGCAATGTTGCGCTGCTGGATGTTGCGTCGCTGCATCCGCACTCCGCCGTCGCCATGAATTACTTTGGCGAGTACACCAAGCACTTCAATGACCTGATGGATGTACGTATCCATGTAAAACATGGCGAGTACGACAAGGCTAAGAAGCTGTTTGACGGCAAACTGGCGAAGTATCTGGAAGATCCCGGTCAGGCAAAAGCATTGGCACAGGCACTGAAGATCGCCATCAACTCGGTCTACGGTCTGACCAGCGCAACCTTTGATAACCCCTTCCGCAACCCCAAGAACGCCAACAATATCGTGGCGCTTCGAGGGGCTTTATTTATGCGCACTTTGCAGGATGAGGTACAACAGCGCGGCTTTACGGTGGCGCATATCAAGACGGATTCTATCAAGATTCCCGAAGCGACGCCGGAAATCATCGATTTCTGCATGAACTTTGCGAAAAAATACGGATACACGTTCGAACACGAGGCTACCTATGAGAAGATGTGCCTTGTGAACAACGCCGTTTATATTGCAAGGTACATGGACGCGGACCGCTGCAAGGACCAGTATGGGTATATTCCAGAGAAAAATGAGAAGAAAGGGGGCAAATGGACGGCCACGGGCACCCAGTTCCAAGTCCCGTATGTCTTCAAGACACTCTTCTCGAAGGAGCCAATCGTATTCTCTGACCTTTGCGAGACCAAAACCGTGTCGAAAGGTGCTATCTATCTGGACAAGAATGAGGATCTGCCCGCAGGGGAGCACAATTATATTTTTGTGGGCCGCGTCGGTCAGTTCTGCCCGATTAGGCCCGGAAAGGGCGGCGCTCTTCTGGTGCGGGAAGCTGGAATGACCGAAGACGGCGAACGAAAGTACAGTTCGGTCACGGGCGCAAAGGACTACCGCTGGCTGGAAAGCGAGTGCGTTTATTCTCTCCAGATGGAGGATGCGATCGACAAGGGCTATTTCAATAAGGAAGTCAAAGAAGCTGTCGATGAAATTTCGAAGTACGGCGACTTTGAGTGGTTTGCCGCGGACGATTCCGGTGTTTCTCCGTGGACGGCACCCGACTTGCCGTGGAGTGATGCACAGGATGAAGCTGCAAGAAATTTTGATGTGAGGTGATATTTTATGTGTCATGGAAGTTTGTATGACCCCTATGGCCATCATATCGGGTTTGTCAATAACTTTTACACTGAACTGGGTTCTGTTCAAATGAATCTTGAGCTGGAAGATGGAAGAACGTTCCAGTTCAATCCGGGCGATCTTCTGCGTGACCGTCAAGGTGACTGGCGTATTCGGAAGCCGGAAGAGTCGGTGCTCGATTCTATGCGTTACATGCACTGGGTTGACCGTGTGATGGAAGAGGCAGCCAAAAAGAAGGAGGAAACCACTATGACCGCAGCAAGTATCAAGAATGTAATCTTCAATCCCCCGGCAACGATCGTGTTCTGGACTGACGGCAGCAAGACCGTTGTGAAGTGCAACGCAAAGGATGAGTTTGACCCTGAGAAGGGGCTGGCCATGGCCATTGCAAAGCGCTGCGCTGGCAACAGCGATGATTTCTACAAGGAAATCAAAAAGTGGGTCGAAAAGAGCGGTTATAAGCAGGTGGATGATGTGAAGGCGCTGGTGAAAGAAATCAAGCGTGTTTATTACGATCCGGCGAAGGAGCCGATGGACCTCTGCGCCAAGATCGTTGCACTCAAGATTTTGATTGATGGCCTCGATGCAATTGTGAGCAAGTAAGCAGGAGTGTCGATATGATAGCGTACCCAAATGAGATAAGGCATCTTGTCGGAGAAGCCAAATCGGAATATGAGGAGTTTCTGGAATTGATGGTAAAGATCCATAGGACAGTGCCGGAAAATCTGAGACTTGCCGAATTAACAAAACAGATCAACGTAACCCTGCGATTACTTGATATAAAAGTGAATTATACATCAAAGGAGCAAGATAACATGTACACTAAGCGTCAGAAAGTCAATATCGACGATACCCGTTTCATCTACGCCACCAATTTCTCTGGTGATCCCGGCCGCGACCGCTTTGGTTCGGATAAGCGCCGGGTCAATGTGGTCATCCCTACGCAGGAGCAGGCGGATTATCTGGTATCTCTGGGCGTAAAGGTCAAGCAGACCAAGCCGAACCCGGAGCGCACCTATGATGAGCCGTATGTGCCCACCCTCTACGTGCCGGTCAATGTCAACATGGATTCCAAGTGGCCGCCGCGTATCTACTGGGTCACCACTTCCGGCAAGCGTCTGCTGTGCGATGCAGATACGGTCGGCCAGCTCGACTTCATCCGTGTCAAGAATGTCTGCCTTCAGGCCAATCTCGTGGAGAAGCGCAACGCTCCGGGCGAATACAGCCTGTATGCGGATGTCATGTATGTCGAGCAGGATGCGGATGCCGACCCGTATGCAGAACGGTATGCGCGCTATGCTGCGCCGGAAGCAGACATGGCGGAACCGGATGAACCGAACGATACACCGTTCTAATCCTTGATATTTCGAGTGCCGGGGTCAGTCCTTGGTTGAATGCTCCAGCCGGTGAGTGCCCACGTCGCAAATGGCGTTCTCAGAGGAAACAGCTCGATTGATATTTATGAACGAGTTGGAGGTTGACATCATGAAACAAATCAAAGTGCTCCGCATCAAAGCGCATTGCTATCCCGAAATCGTTCGGATCCCGCTCAGTCTGGACTCCTTGCAGAAAGAAGTGAGCGGCCCGATTCAAGCAACTTATCCGTGGGACGATCCAGTGGCAATGATCTGCAATGAAGAAGGCAAGCTGCTCGGCTGCTCGATGGACAATTTCAACCGTACGCTTCTGTCTGATGATGGAACACCGATTGATGTGATCGCAGGAACCTTTCTGATCGTCGGGCTTACGGAAGACGATTTCGGATCGCTGAGTCCCGAACTTCTGGAGAAATATGAGAAGCTGTTCCATCGACCGGAAAAATTTTGGGTAGAAGTGGATGCTTCTGGTCAATCTCATTTGAAAATCGACTACTGTGAGCCGGAAGAGCAATAACTTCAGGCTAGTGTAGAACGGAGAGCCGTGGAGAAATCTGCGGCTCTTTTTATTTGAGTCATCAGCAAGGGCTGTTACGGCAGGTTCGATTCCTGCATGACTCGCAAATGCTCAGAATAAAGGAGATTGATATTTATGGGCAAAGTTTGGAAGATCGATAAACCGTGTGTGGACTGTGGGGTGATGATGTACGACGTCTATCCGGGCAAGAGGTACTGCGACAAATGCCGGAAAGAGCGATTTCTAAAGAAGGCCGAACCGAAACCGAAGAAGCTTACCCTTCAGGAAATCATGAGAGAAGCCGATAAGGAGGGACTGCAATATGCGTCCTACTGCAAAAAGCACGGACTCTACTAAGAAAGAGTGGAAGGTCTTCACGAAGAACGGCAAAGAGCTTTGGTCGTACACCATTTTGGGCGAAGGCGAGGACGAGCAGGAAGCGACAATTGCACTGCTGGCTTATGAGCAACATTGCAGAAAGTCCGCAATCCATGTGCACAGGGAATGGAGGTAATAAAACTGATGGCAGGAGTAACGCTCTATGACTACCAGTTGGATGCACTCAAACGGATGAAAATTGGGTGCATCCTCTGCGGTGGCGTCGGGAGCGGCAAATCAAGAACTAGTCTGGCGTTTTATTATACGTTGTTTGACGGGCAGGTGAACACGGAAAATTACGTTAAGATGACAGAACCACCGGATTTGTACATCATCACGACCGCTCGGAAGCGGGATACTGGCGAATGGGATGAAGAATTGGCCCATTTCTACATGTCTACGGATCCAGAACATGATATTTATGAGCATACCGTAGTAGTGGATTCATGGAACAACATCGGAAAATATACAGGTGCGAAAAACGCTTTCTTTATATTTGACGAACAGCGTGTTGTTGGCAGCGGTGCGTGGGTGAAATCGTTCCTGAAGATCACAAAGGAGAACGAGTGGATTCTGCTGAGTGCAACGCCCGGTGACTGCTGGACGGATTATATTCCGGTGTTTATCGCAAACGGATTCTTCCGGAATCGTACGGAGTTCAATAACCAGCACGTTGTCTATGCCCGCTTCTCAAAATATCCAAAGATCGACCGTTATCTGAACACACAGAGGCTTGTGCGGTTACGGGAGCGGGTACTGGTAGACATGGATTTCGAACGGGCAACGGTTTCGCACCATGAAAACGTCTTTGTGGACTACGATAAACCGAGATATTTGCAAATATGTCGGAATCGCTGGGACCCTTGGGAGAACAAGCCAATCGAGACAGCCAGCGAGTTCTGCTATCTGCTGCGGAAGCTCGTCAATTCGGATGAGAGCCGCCAGCGGGAAGTGCTGGATATTTGCATGACCCGGCCCAGAGTCATCATCTTCTATAACTTCGACTATGAGCTGGATATTCTGCTGAATCTGGCCTATGACGAAGGCGTGGAAGTAGCACAATGGAACGGGCATAAGCATCAACCGATTCCGGATGGAGAGCGATGGGTCTATCTCGTGCAATATAACGCCGGGGCAGAAGGCTGGAACTGCACCAAGACGGACACCATTATATTTTACAGTCAGAACTACTCCTACAAGATCATGGAACAGGCGTCTGGACGTATCGACCGGCTGAATACTCCTTACAAGGATCTCTGGTACTACCACTTGAAGAGCAGGGCACCGATTGATTTGGCGATTTCAAGGGCGCTGAACTCGAAGAAGGCATTTAACGAAAGGAAATTTTATGGAGCAGGTTGACTTTGAAGATGTATTTGCTGACCTGATTCATTCTTTTGAATCTGCGGTAGATAAAGTAAAGAAAATCACAGATGAACTGGAGGACGAGGCTTATATGAGAATTGCAAATGACCGGAAAGCTGCCAATGGATTCCGTCCGAGCTATTCGAAATGCAAGATTCCTAAGACCGATATGGCTAATAAAGTTATGCAGGGACGGATTCATAAACACTGCTAATAGAAAGGATTGATATTTGTGATCAAAGATTCTGGGGATCGCACCGAATTTGAAACCGGTGCAAAGCGTGATATGCACGCAGGGAAGGGGCGGATGGATCTTCTGCCTTGGTATGGCATCATGGAGGTCAGCAAGCACTGCGAGGAGGGCGCATTGAAGTACGGCGAGCACAACGTGGATAAGGGTATCCCGCTGCATTCGCTTCTGGACAGTGCTGCACGACATCTGGCCAAGTACATGGTCGGTATGGACGACGAGGACCACCTGCGTGCTGCCTGCTGGAACCTGCTGTGGGCATTGAATCAGCGAGAGACCCATCCGGAGCTGGATGATAGGTTTGCGGTAAAGACGAAAAGCTCGAACGATGTACCGCTTATCACAGTTGTCTGTAGTTCCTGTGGTAGGCATTTTGAAGCGCCGACCGAATGGTGGGTCCGCAAAAGATCACAGTATACCAATATTCCAGATGGAGTGATGACGACTTGCCCTCATTGTGGGAATGTAACAATCGTTCGGGAGGTAAAATCAGATGAGTGACCGAATAAAAATTGCGTGTATGGACTGCGCTTGCAAACGCACAGTCGCACTTCATCAATGGAATGAAGCTGAAAGATATTCAAGGTACTATCCGAACATCCGCTATGCTAAGTGCAAGATTTGCAATGGATATACGATGCATAGATACGACGGAGGTAAACGCTGATGAATAACTGGATGCGCGAAGTAGACTATGCAACCTACTGCCCGAAGTGCAAGAGCTTCAAGGTGCTGGAGACGGACGAGCCCTGCAATGAGTGCCTGACGGAGTGTGTGCGGGAGGGTACGGTGAAGCCTCTGAACTTCAAGGAGGCTAAGGTTAGCGTCAAGTAAGGCGCGAAAAAATCTCCGCATATTATGGAGGTGATTTATATGAAACACAAAACCAAGGTTGTGTTACTTTATCAGAAACTTGACGGGCGAAAGTTGGATAAAGCGCTAAAAGCACGGAATTTAACTAGACAGGAACTGGCTGATCAAATTGGAGTATCAAGAAGATCAGTTCAGAGCTGGATAACTGGTTCAGTGCCAAAGAGTGAACATCTGGCCAGAGTTTGCGGGAGTCTGAAAATAACGGAAAAAGAATTGGTGAAAAAGAAGTTTAGAATCATTATCTACAAATAAAAAGACGGAGTTGCGAAGAAATTTGCGACTCTTCCTTTTTGGCGCGAAAATAACGGCCTCTACTATGGAGGTGAAACAAATGATGAAGTTGTTTCTGAAAATTTACGGAGCATATTGGTATGTAAGAGGATATTTGGATGGCATGTTTACCAGCATGAAGTATGCGTCAAAAGCAATGGTTATTTACATGGAGGCAAAAAATAATGGCGGCTTCGATGAAGTGACTAGAGCTAAGCTGATGAAACTGGCTCGGAAATATCAGATGGAAGATCCGTTACATGAAAATGTATATGACATTATCCGCAAATTTGATGAATGCATAAACATTTTGAATATTGGAATTCACTATTTTTAAGGCGAGGGCCGTGGAGAAATCTGCGGCTCTTTATTTTCTGAACTGTAACAAAAAGGAGCTTTTCAAATGCACGAGATTCAGGAAAAAGCCACGACCCACAAGGTCTTCATGAAAATCATCCGCCCTTGGCCCGGACGAAGCGGATATTTAGAAAAGTTCTCTGATTTAACCTCGAACGGTATGGCAAGGTTTCGTTTTGAGGGTGATAACTACGATACCATCGCCCATGTTAGCAATATGGAATATAAAGTATACGACTGATTTCAAATCTAATATATACGAAGAAAGTAGTAACCATGCTGCGAAAATTCGCTGAATATATTAAAAAGATATTCCGTAGGACAATTTGAAAATCTATATTTTTATATTTGAAGGAAGATGCTTGTATGCAACGCATGAACATTAAATGCTGCCATTGTGGGGACTATACCCCATTTATCACAGAGGAGAACATTGAAGTTATTCCTCAAGTTAATCTCACAAGAACCGATATGGATATTTTGGGCGATATCGCCGAGGCATTGGCGGAATGCGGTTGCTTCGGTACGTGTGATTTCTTACGCCGGGTTCAGAGCGAAGTGACCCAAATTGTAGAGTATCAGGAGGAACGGTGAACGCTAAATGATATTTGCTGAAGAGGATTTGAACTCTTTGAATGCTATTGCTGGACTATTGGCTTCATTCGGGTGTGATAGTCAGGCTGGCTGTGTGCTTTATATTCAGCATAAAATCGCAAAGGCCATGGAGGCTGACGAAAGGAAATGCAGAAATGAGAAACATGTCTAAGAAAACATGGAAACTCCGGGTTTGGAATCACATGACCGAGATGCAGAAGCTGGACATTCTGCTGAAGCACGCTAAGGTTCCGCATACTTATGGACGTCGTTGGCCGGAGATGGACAGACCGGACTGTCAAGAGTATCTTCCGGGCGGACGACACGATGGTGGTGAGCAAATCACTGCATATGATGCTGCTGGAAATCGTATCTGGGATGGCATTTGGGGTTGGGGTTCCTATGGCTTTGAGCAGGGGCTTATCGAGGTGATGGGCACGAAGGCACTTGGCCATGATGATGTTGTGGGCTGGCTCACGGCTCGCCAAGTCACAAAGATGTGGAGGTGTAGAAATGCTGCGCAAAATCGTTGAGTTTATCAAGATATTCTGGACGAAACCAATCAAATGGCTTCTCGGAATTAAATCTCCAACAGAAGAATGGGCTCGTTGGTTGGGAATCCCAGAATGTGAAGCTCAAATTGGTGCAATCCATAAATATTGTAACCCTCTACAAGAATTGGAAATTGCTAGGAACCACTTTGAGAACTGCGACCCGGCATTTATCACGGCGGCTATCTTTGAGTTGAACGCTGCGGAAAGCCGTTTGGATGCTGCGAGGAGGTGTGTGGGGTGAAGACATTTTATTATCCGACTTACAAGTGCCGATTTTGCGAGAGGGAATTTAACGATGGGAGTCCCTACTGCAATCCCGAAGATGCGAAGAACAATCTGGCCGGTCTGATGGCGTTCCGCCCAATTCATTATTGCGATGGTGGTCATATTGGCATTGGATATTTTACAGGTCTCGAAAGGGTTGATAAGGATGAATGATGTTTGGGATAAGATTGGCACATTCTTCGGACGTATGCTGGCCCTGACCATGGCTATCTGCGCGTGGCTGATCATTATTGTGTTCACACTGAAGGTGATCTGGTTCATTTTATTCCGGATTCTGGTATGAGGTGAGAGCAATGGATGACGGAAGAGTATCTTATGAGGAAGCAGTAGAGGCCATACGGCGACTTGGATATGCTGGGGTTGAACGAGAGGAAGATGAGGTGACACTGTATGCAGATGATGTTCCGTACTGCTCGGTGAAGAATGTGCATTATCCACTTAGGGTATGGGACGAAGAGCATTGCCATTGGATTACTATTGAGGATTGCAGAACGCTCGAAGACGTTATTTGGCATTTTAATAATGGCGATTGTACTTTATATGAGGCGCGAGCTTGGTGCCTCGTTAATAATGCTCCTCAATATGAGTTTTTAAGGCGAATCTCTGAACCAAGGCCAGAATTCACGGGTGCATATAATACTAGGCCGCAAGAGAAAGAACCGTGGCCATATCGGCTGGTGGCTTTTCTGGATCGCTGTCTTGAAATTCTGATTAATTCGATTTTGGAGGATTTTGTATGAGATGTTGTCCTATGTGCTATTCCAAAGCATATTTGAAGAATACGGGAGCTATTACATGTGGTACGACCATGAAGCTTAATTACGAGATTTCATGTTGTAATTGTGGACTTGGTCCGGATAAAACTGGCACAGTCCTGATGACATACAACGAAGACAGCATGCAGGGAGTAATTGATGACTCAAATCTGAAACAGCTTATCAAAGAGTGGGATTCTATTTTGAGAGACCCTGAGAAAGAAAAGGGAAACCAATTATGAAGCACACGTTTTGGTTTGAATGTACTGATAATGGTGGTGGACATCAGAGTTTTGTGGTCGTAGCAAATGACAAGCAGGAAGCCATCAAGAAGGGCATGGCATTCGCTAAGAAGCATGCTTCGGGTGATATCTGTGGGGATTGGACTTGCAGATTGATATCGGAGTGGACAACATGAACAACGACTTCGGAGCACTTACGATACTTGCCCCTAAATGCCAGAAGTGTCCGAAGGTGGAATCTTGTGACCATAAGCAATTGGCTCATCTCGGATACATAGTTCCGCAAAGGGGCAACGGAAAGAGCCTCAGTCAGCTCGAAATAGTGGATTCACTGATGAAAAGGAGATTTAATTATGAAAATCGTTGAACCTAAGTACGAAGTCCTCACTGATATTTCTGAGGGCGGCATCAAAGAGCTCCAGCAGATCGAGCGGGTGGCGCGGGTCTGCTACAAGAGCGAAGACAAGATCACGCCGGACGGTGAGTCGGCAAAGAAGCTGGTGGGCTTTCTGGTGAAGCAGGGTCATGAGGCTATGCTGGAACATTCTCAGCTGTCTGTGCTGTTCACCTGTGACCGTGGCGTGGCGAATGAGCTGGTGCGGCATCGCATTGCTTCTTTTGCACAGGAGAGTACCCGGTACTGCAACTACTCGAAGGAGAAGTTTGGCGGGGAGTTGACGTTTATCTGGCCTTCTTATATTCGTGGCGAGCAGTATTGTGAACTGAACGATAGCGAGGTTACGATCAAGAGTTCGTTCCTTGAAGCCATGACTTATGCCGAAAAGGACTACAAGCTTATGATCGCTAACGGTATGCGTCCCGAACAGGCTCGTTGTGTGCTACCGCTGTGCCTGAAGACCGAGATCGTGGTGACGGCCAATTACCGTGAGTGGCGCAACATCTTCAAGCTGCGTACTCCTGTGGCAGCACATCCTCAGATGCGGGAGCTCATGTGCCCGTTGTTGATGGAGCTTCAGAAGAAGATTCCGGTGGTGTTCGATGATATTTACACGTACTGGCCTGCGGATGACCAGACACGGAAGGGGAGCATGGTGAAGTAACTATGAAAGGAATTGATAAGAAATATATTGACGTGCTGCAACAGTTTGGCTTTCATTTATACACGACCGAAACCGGGTATAAACTGTGCTATAACCCGATAGGTGGAACATTCTCTGCAAATTTTAATGACGAGAATTTTGTAGAGAACCTAATCAACTTTGCAGAGACATTTGATCCGAGTACCTATGCCTCGGTTGAAATCGAGGGCCCCTGCTCAATCAAAGAGCTTGCCGAGACAGTTAAAAGTCTGGAAAAAATTCAGCTTCTCCTCCTGAAAGTAGCTCTTGCATTTGTAAAGATCGATAGAGAAAGCATGGTGAACGAGAATGCAGCAGAAAACGTATGACTTCCTCATCCAGATGCGGGTGCCGGTGATTACCTTCGGCGGCGAGCTCATGGGTGAGGCAATTGAAATCTTCATGGATAAGCTGGCGCATCATCAGTTCGTTTCATTGTCTGATGTCGAATGCACATTGGCAGATAAATTCAATTGCAGCCGCGGTTCGGCGGATCGTCGTTTGCGCAGAGCGATGGAGATGACGGAGTTCCGAGCAGGGGAGTATCCGAATCCCGAACTGGAGAAACTGCGGGTTGAATTCCGCATCGATACATGGTCGGTCAAGAAGTTCCTTTATGCAGCGGCGAGGAGGCTTATGAGTTATGAATAAGAATCGAGCGATATGTTTGATTTGGTGTATGCTGATGCTGTGTCTGAGTATCTGGTTGTGCGGATGCTCGAAACGAGCGGAGAGCAAGAACACCACGAGCGACAAGCAGGATTATCACATCACTATCTATTATCCGAACAGCAGAGACGTGTATTTGGAGGGTGACGGTGAAGTGTTTTGGCTGAAAAGTACCGACCAAAAGATTGTGGTTCGGGTTGATAACAAGGTTTATGGTGTGAGTTGGAATAATGTCATTGTGGAGTATAAGGTGAAATAGTAATGATATTCGATAAATTGATCATTTGGATTCTGCCTCCTTAAAATCCTTGACGCTGGTACGTCTCCATGATATTCTTATAGCAAGATGAGGAGGTGCTTTTATGGCACGGACGGTAAAATGCCCTAGCTGCGGTGCTGAACTGACAGTGAAAGATGACAACCGGGACTTTATGTTTTGCGAGTTCTGCGGGACGAAGGTTCGGCTGGATGACTATCAGGAGACGTATCGGTATGTGGATGAAGCACGGATACAAGAGTCCAAGGATGCTATGGAACTCCGGATTAAGGAGATGGAGCAGGAGAGATGGCGAACCGAAGACGCTAACAAAACTGCTGCTACTTATTTCAAGTGGCTTGGAATCGTCATTGTGATTTTGGTCATAGCGTATATAATTTGCATGGGCTTAGGTATCGCTTGATGCCCACTTCTGCCCATTTTATTTTGCCGCTTTTTGTGATGAAACGTCAGAATTTGTCATTTTCGTGGCCAAAAACCCGGTTCGTGGCCAAAAATTTTAGAAAAAATGACCACAAAAAATAATGATAATTCGTTAAAATTATGCCGTTTGGCCAAAAACCCACTTTTTTCTTTCAGTTAATGAAAAAAATGAAAATTTATATATAGTAATTGGCACTGAAAAACGGGTTTTTGGCCAGCGCTATTTTTGGGGCTTGAAACAGCTTGCCCATAGATGTATCATAGAACCACAGTGTACGAGCGTAACGCTTCTGATTCTACGAGGTATTTTGTATGGCTTTTGAAGAATGGTGGACAACTGATCGGGATGGTAATCGTGTGGATTGCCGCGCTAATCAATTTGTAGAACTTCATGTTAAAGCCCCTGTATGTGAATGTGGTCGGCGCCTTGCACATGTCGGACCAGAAACATGGAAATGCGACCGCTGTGAGATGTGCTATTCATATGACGATTTGTATAGATCTCATGGCCCGGAAGCATATGACTATAACTGCGATGCAGGTTCTATACAAGACGATTATGGCGAGCGAAAATACGAGAGCCTTCCGATGCACTGCGGACCTGAAGAACTATTTGACAGATATTAACATCCATGAGCATTGCCTCTGCGTGAAAAGCGCAGGGGCTTTTTTCTTTGTCCAAAATTCACAAAAATTCGCACTTTTTCACAAAATCTACCGCGAGAAAAACATCCCCTTTTATGAGGGGAATAGAGAGTGTCTCAGACACGCCATTCCTCTTATTTTGGAGGTTGTAGCATGCTTGAAAACAAATTCAAAACGAGATTGGTGAAAGAACTGAAAGAGCGCTTTCCCGGCTGCAAGGTGGTTCATCTGGATCCGAACGAGGTGCAGGGGCATCCTGACCTCTTGGTTTTGTATGGTCACACTTGGGGCGCGTTGGAAGGCAAGCGGTCAGCGGATGCACCTCATCGACCGAATCAGGACTATTATGTTCAGGATTTCAACAGTATGAGCTTTGCAGCTTTCATCTATCCCGAAAATAAGGAGGAAGTTCTAAATGCAATGGAACGATCATTCGAGGCTCACGGGGCAGCATGCCTTCCTCGGAGCCAGTAAGTACCATTGGCTCAATTATGACGCACAGCGTCTGACCGATGCGTACATGAACTTTCAGGCAAAAGAGAAGGGAACGCGCCTTCATGCTTTTGCCGCAGAGTGCATTACTCTCCGACAGAAGCTGCCCAAGAGTAAGAAAACTCTGAACGCATATGTTAACGATGCAATCGGTTTCCGCATGAACCCGGAGATGGTTCTCTATTATAGCGAGAACTGCTTCGGCACCGCAGACGCAATTACATTCAATGATAATCTCCTTCGTATTCATGATCTTAAAACCGGAGCTGTTCCTGCACACATGGAGCAGCTCTTTATTTATGCCGCTCTGTTCTGCATGGAGTATCGCATCAACCCGAAAGATATTCAGTTTGAGACCCGAATCTATCAGAACGATGATATTTGGATCGAGAATCCGACTTATGAGGATATCGACCCCATCATCGAGAAGATTCGCGAGTTCGACAAAGTGATTGCAGATTTGAAGTTAGGAGCAGTAGCATGAACGCGATTGAGAAAGACATCCGTGCCTATTTGGGCATTCCTTCCAACGATAGTGTTTTGGAGCACTACGGCACCAAGCGCCACTCTGGCCGTTATCCTTGGGGTTCCGGTGACAATCCGTATCAGCATTCCGGTGACTTTCTGTCTCGTGTGGATGAGCTGAAGAAAAAGGGCTTGTCCGAGAAAGATATTCTGGACACAATCAATGGCAGCCTTCCGGACGAGTACAAAATGGGACTCACCGAGTTCCGTATTGCGCGTCAGAAGGCCGGTCATGATCGCAAGGCGCTGGAATACGATCAGATTCGCAGGTTGAAAGAAAAGGAAAATCTTGGCTGGACGGAAATCGCGAATAAGCTCGGCATGAGCGAATCGAGTGTCCGGTCGAAGTATAACAATGGCATCGGAGAAAAAGCAAGTCAGGCCGAGAAGATTGCCGAAACCTTGAAGAAGGAAGTAGACAAGAAAGGCATGATCGATATTTCCGAAGGTGCAAATCAGGTGCTTGGCGTATCGGAAAGCAAGCTGGATGAGGCCGCTTATATTCTGGAAGCAGAGTATGGCTATAAGCGCTATGGCGTTGGTATTAAGCAACCGACGAACAACCGCCAGCAGACCAACATCACGGTGCTTGCTAAGCCTGAATTCGACCAGAAGTACGCCTACCAACATCAGGAACAGATCGATTCGCTGGGCGACTATCACACGGATGATGGTGGTGATACCTTTACGAAGCTCCAGCGCCCTGCAAGTCTGGATTCCAGCCGCGTTGCCATTCGCTATGGTGACGAAGGCGGTTTGGACAAGGACGGCGTCATGGAGATTCGCCGCGGCGTGCCTGACCTTGACCTTGGTAAGAGCCATTATGCGCAGGTTCGCATCCTTGTGGATGGTGATCATTACCTGAAGGGTATGGCCGTATATTCGGATGATCTTCCGGACGGTGTGGACATCATGTTCAACACGAACAAGCACTCCGGCACACCTAAGATGAAGGTTCTGAAGGAAGCCAAGGCAGACCCGGACAACCCGTTTGGTGCAGCCATTAAGGCGAACGGTCAGAGCACTTACATCGGTGCTGACGGCAAAGAGCATCTTTCTCCCATCAACAAACTGAAAGAGGAAGGCGACTGGGATACGATGTCGAAGAATGTCTCTTCGCAGTTCCTGTCCAAGCAGCCGAAGAAGCTGATCGAGAATCAGTTGAAGCTCACCGTTGCAGATTATCAGGCGCAGTATGACGAAATTATGCACTATGATAATCCGACAGTCAAGAAGAAGCTGCTCAACGACTTTGCAGACACCTGCGAAGGTACATCGATGACCCTGAAAGCATCGGCGTTTCCCGGTCAGTCCACCAAGGTTATCCTGCCTCTCAACAATATCAAGGAAACAGAAGCTTACTGCCCGACTTATGAGAACGGAACCCATCTTGCGTTGATTCGTTATCCGCATGCGGGCACCTTTGAAATTCCCATGGTCACGGTCAACAACAAGAACTTGAGCGGCAAGCGGAATCTCGGTGCGATTCAGGATGCAATCGGTATCAATGCTAAGGTAGCTGAGCGTCTGTCTGGTGCAGACTTCGACGGCGACACCGTTATGGCGATTCCTGTCTCTGACAAGGTCAACATCAAGTCCACCCATGCGCTGAAAGCGTTGGAAGGCTTCGACCCTAAGACTGCGTATGCAGTTCCGGAAGGCAACCCGAACAATGTGCGTCTCATGAAGAAGGAAGAGAAGCAGCGCGAAATGGGTGTAATCTCGAACCTCATCACGGACATGACCCTTCGCGGCGCGGATGAGGATGAGCTTGCACGTGCTGTCAAGCACTCCATGGTGGTCATCGATGCCGAAAAGCACAAGCTGGATTACAAGCGGTCTGAGCGCGAGAATGGCATCCCCGAACTGAAACAAAAGTGGCAGATCCGTGTGGACGAAGAGGGCGGCACGCACTATGGCGGCGCATCCACCCTGTTGTCTCGCCGTAAGCAGACCGTTCGTGTACCGGAGCGCCGTGGCAGCGTACGTGTTGATAAGGATACTGGTGAGCTCATCTATAAGGAGAGCGGCCGCACCTTCACCGACCCCAAGACAGGGAAGGAGCGCCTCGCTGAGGATACCGTCAGTTTGATCTCGGAGACAAAGGATGCACGCACGCTGTCGTCTGGTACGGTGCAGGAGAATCTGTATGCAGACTTTTCCAATAAGTTGAAGACGATGGCCAATCAGGCCCGCAAAGAGGCGGCCAATATGAAAGGCATCCAGCGCGATCCGCAAGCCGCCAAGGCATACGCGGCAGAAGTGACCTCGCTGAAAGAAAAATACAATAACATGATCGCCAACAAGCCGAAAGAACGCAAGGCGATGCTGATCGCAAATGCCAATATCAAGGCTAAGATTCAGGAACAAGGACTTGATCCGACGATCGATAAGAAAGAAATCAAGAAGATCTCCTCTGTCGAAATGCAGCGTGCCCGTGACTCTGTGGGTGCCAGTGGGCGTAAGTCCAAGGTCACGTTCACGGATCGTGAATGGGAAGCTGTTCAAGCTGGCGCAATTTCGGACAATATGTTGACGAAATTCCTGAATTCGTCTGATTCTGATGAAATTGTAAAACGTGCAATGCCGAAAACTACAACTGCTTTGTCCTCTGCAAAGGTGAACAAAGCGAAAGCAATGCTTCGCGGTGGCTACACGTACGAAGAAATTGCAAAAGCATGCGGCGTGCCTAAATCCACGATTTATGATGCACTCAACAAGTAAAACACGCAAGAAAGAGGCTTTGAATTATGGTTCGATGCTTTCTGACCACGACCGATAACCCGTACGATCCGTGCGAGCAGTTCGAACAGTGGTATCAATATGATGTGGATCATGGCTACAACTCTTCTGGTCTGCTGATGCGGCTGGCAGAGACGTCCTCTCAGTTCACAGACAATGAGAATGCCTATGAAATTGAGCGAGCAATTGATAAAATCGTGGCAAATGATCCGTTGAACATCTACAAAAAGCTCAAGATCGATATCAAAGACGAAAGCACAGCGGCGTAAAGTGCTAAAAGCATAGGGAGGGGGGTCTCAAAAATGACACCCCCCTCTCAAATCGCGCCGGTCTTTGATATTTCCCCGGAGGGAAAATTGATATTTGGGCTTTAAGAATGCGAAAAGCTGACCGTGCGATATTTGAGGTGTCACTTGGCCAGCTTTCTTTCGTATCGCCGAGGCTGTGGGGAGTAGACTGCGGCTTCGGCGGTTTTTGCAAGGGCTCATGGGAGAAAAGTTTCCTCCTTTTGAATCTCATGATGTTGACCTCCAAAATTAACACTTTCATGATAGAGCTTGTTCAGTCCATACACTGCGGCTGAAGACATTTGTTTCTTTTTCTCCTTTCAAATGGTTGGCCATGCTGGTACCTTGACAGCTCCCATGAACCCTTGCAAAAGCTTATACCTTATTATAAATGTGCGAAAAGAGGATAGCGGATGAAACCGAAGAGAAACGCTCCCGGAGAAACGGCTGCGGCTTCGGCCCGGCCAGCGACATCTCCGGAAGCACAAGAAAGTTACATGATCAACCTCGCGATGAAGCTGGTAGAAAAGCGGCTGCGCGAGGGAACAGCATCCAGCGCCGAGACGACCCACTTCCTGAAGCTGGCAACGACGAAGGCCGACCTTGAAAAGAAAAAGCTGGAAGAGGAGAACAAGCTGCTGCGGGCAAAGACCGAGACGCTGGAGAATGCCAAGAACTCGGAAGAGCTGTATGCGAATGCCATCAAGGCCATGCGGAAGTACAACGGCCTTGGAGAGGATGACGAGTATGACGATCAGCTTGGGTGAGCTTATCTGGGCAGGAGTCGGAATCTTTATGATGCTGATGTATTGCTTTATCGCGGCTGACTACGAAATGGAACATCACCCAATCTCATTTCGGCGGAAGATGTTCATTGATTATGGCATCCCGGCGATTTTATGGATTGCGTTTCTGATTATTACGGATCAGTTGATGAAGTACGGGTGGTTGAGATGAAAAGCTACACGGAGCTATGCCAACTGCCGACGTATGAGGAGCGGCTGCACTATTTGCAATTGCACGGCGAGGTGGGAAAGGACACGTTTGGGTTTGACCGATGGCTGAATCAGGACTTCTACCAATCGCGGGAGTGGAGGCAGTTCCGGGACAAAATCATTGCACGGGACAGCGGATGCGACCTTGGATGCGAAGATCACCCGATCGCGGACTGGGTGCTGCGGAACGGGATCCCCGTGCGGCCGAAGATCAGCATACACCACCTGAACCCCATAACAAAAGAAGACGTCCTCCGGCACAGCGAGAAGCTGCTTGACCCAGAGAACGCCATTTGTGTTTCGGCGGCGACGCATAAAGCCATCCATTACGGAGATGACCGCCGACCGAAAATGCCGGACGGAGAGAGAAAACCGGGCGACACCTGCCCGTGGAGGAAATAAAATGTATAAAAGACGACCTTTAAGTACCAAGGAAGAAAACACCGCCGCCAAGATTCGGCAGCAATTGGAGCAGGCAGAGCAGACGATCCGAAGGATCGGGCCATGCCGTGAGCGGAGTCTTGCACTGACCAAGCTTGACGAAGCAATGCTTTGGGCCAATGTGGCCATTGCAGAAGCAGGTGTAGCTGATTATGATCAATAAACAGAGCGGAAAGGGAAATCAAAATGAATTCGATCCTGACGAGTGTGAAGAAGCTGCTGGGGATCGCGGAGGAGTGCACGGACTTTGACGCGGACGTGGTGATGTACGTGAACAGCGCACTATTTGTGCTGAGCCAGATCGGCGTGGGGCCGGTAGGCGGGGTTA